CTGGTCCGCTGGTTTGATTTCCAACACAAGCTCTCTGACCCTGATTGGACAGGGCGTTACCGAGTCGACTCGCATTGGACGTAAGGCCGTTATCAAGTCCATTGGAATGCGGGGTCTGCTGAAGATGTCTTCTATATCGGGAGCAGGGCTTCAACCTGCTCAGACCACGCGCCTGTTCATTGTGCTGGACAAGCAAGCGAATGGCGCAGCCCCAGCTGTATCCGGTGCTTCCGGGCTACTCGAGACGGCGGATTTCCAGTCGTTTAACAGCCTCGCCAACAAGGGGCGCTACAAGGTCCTCCTGGACAAGACGTTTACGTTCAATGCGATTGCAGCCGCAGGCGATGGAGCCGCCAATGACACGGCTCCTGTCAACAAGAACTTTACGTTCTTCAAGAAGTGCAACATTCCTATGGAGTATTCCGGCGTTGCAAACCCGTCGGTCATCACGGAGGTTCGCACGAACAACATATTCGGGATTGTAATCTCGGACAACACCACCAGCACGGTTGCCTTGGTTTCCAAGTTGCGCTTCCGCTTCAGCGATGGATAGAAGTCCCCAGACTGTGTATTTAGGTTCTTCTGCAAATAGACAAAACAGTTCCTAGACCATGTCGTCGAACTCGTCATCTCCGAACCCAAGTTCGTCAACCAGTGCCTGCACTTGCGCGGTAGTCGGCTCATAGTCCACTCCCGGAACATCGACGTTAATCGGATCGTCAGGAGCAGCTCCAGAGTCAGGAGCTACCAGCGCAGCGCGAATAGGAAGCGGCGGGTCAAACGACGCGTTGCCCATTTCAAAGTTACCAGTCCCGTGGTGAATGCCACCCGTCGAGAAGCGACGTTGGAAGGGTCCCGGCGGAGTAGGGAGCACAGACCACCAGTTGATCTTCGGATCATAAGCCAACATCGGATCAGTGTTGCTAGTCAGGATAACCACGTCCCACTGGGACCAGACAAACCCACCCTTGGTTTGGAACTCCATTTTGTATCCCTCCAGCATGCACTTGAGGATCGAGTGGTTGCAGAGGCTCTCGAATTCCTCAATGACGAGCGTACGCTCACCGGCATAGTTGCCCATCCAGATTTTTTCCGGCATGTCAGTAGTGGTGTACGTGTCACCCGGCGTATCAAACATAGTGTTCGCCCACCACGACTTGCCGCATCCAGAGTCGCCCCAGACGTAATAGACCAGCACAGGACGGAACTGCGGAATGCGTTCCCCAGCAGCAATGTGAGCGTACTCGCGCAAGCCACGTGCATAGCGGATAGTCACTTCGGGCATGTCGAGCATCGCTCGTTTAAAGCCCTTTGCGCGAGCGACATCAATAGCGTCCATTAGCGTACGCTTCTTGCCTTGGTCCATTGGTTCAGTGCCAACCTCAACAAAGGTACAGCCGGGACGGCGAGTCTCATCCTTCTTGCAGTAGTTAACTGCGTCGGATACGTTAGGAGCGCTTCGCTTCTCCATATGGCACGTTGGAAATCCCAGTGCCGTCTGCGCAGCTTTCAGGGTCTTCTGACCTTTGAACATAACATAACCCTGTAGGTGGTCGCGCCCAAGTGAACCGCCGGATTCCTGTTGGAAGACAATGTACTTACAGTTCACAGCCTTCAGCGTCTCCATAGCCTGTTGCTCCGTCTTGTTACCAAGATTCCCACCATGTATCGTGAAAACGTAATCCATAGAACGTGCCATAGTGTAATTGAATCACTCTTCAACAATAGACGTTCAGTACGACGTGTTTGCGCAGTCGCCGTTAAATCGCCACCTCGAGCACACTTCAGTTGCCAAGGCCAGTTAGTAACTGAATACTTTCTGCGCATGGCGGGAGTTCAGTTCAAAAATATCCCGTTCGGGAGACTTGCACCGCCAAGCACCGCCAGCCAATCGGAGTCCTCGGAACGAGGTTAGGGGTCCTCGGACCTATGTTAGGGTATCCTCGGAACAATGGGGGGCGAAGCAATTGAGCCCCGCTGCAGCGTTGATATCGAACCTGCCTAGGAATAGGGTTTATAGTAAAAAAATACGAGTTTACTCCTCCGCAAAATCATCAGCGGAATCCCAGCCTTCGTCCGGACCGGATCCGTCCTCGGAGTAGCCCGGATCGCCTTGGCAAGCCTCCGAGTACATCTCGTGAGTCCAGTGGCTAACCTTAGCCTGCGCCAGCACTTCGCGCACCTTCAGAGGGTCGCCGCTCTTGAAAGCGAGCACCAAGTCGATCCAGTGTCGACCAGGGTCTTCCATGGTACGGGTTTCCGTCATGGTATCTTGAGACTCAGCGAGTCCACCAGCCTGCGAAGCAGCACTCATTTCGCAGTGTCCAATTCCACCGTCCATGCAACAATACTAGTTGCTTTGTGGGAACCTTACCTAACCGTCATCTATGTCTGGGCTGCTAGTATTACCAGCCCAGACATAGATGTTTCATCTATGTCTGTAAATCTGGATAAAAGATGCCTCTTTTAGACAGTTTTTTCTGCGTACCACTCTCCAACACAGTGGATGACCTCAGGTCCACCCGTATTTACGGCTTTTGTTCCAACGGGTTATCCGGGAACTCCGACAAGGATGAGCTCGAAGCGCTTTTGGTCGCAGCGCGGGAAGGGACCCGCTCCTTTTGCCCCGGTATGGGGTCGTCGTAAGCGCCGCCGTGGAATGGTGGGTATGCCTGCAGGCCGTTTTCGCCGTGTCGGCTATTGGGGCCGCTATGCTGGAGCAGGCGGTCGTGCCGGTGGCACTCAAGAACTCAAGTTTCACGACATTGATTGGGACGAAGGAGTTGCCGACTGGTCCGCTGGTTTGATTTCCAACACAAGCTCTCTGACCCTGATTGGACAGGGCGTTACCGAGTCGACTCGCATTGGACGTAAGGC